CTAGGTTTGAATCACTACAAGCAGAGAATAGAATAAGAACGGAAATTGAAGTTTGGACATCTGGAAAAAAGCTTGACATTATTCGGTAATTATGTTAGCATAAATACACTATTAATTAAAAAAAAAGGAGTGTTGAATGGCAGATTCCCCAAAAGAAGGCGAGGCGGCCCAAGCCCTATTTTGTGCAATAGCTGACAATCTTGGCGCCACAAAAACTTCAAAAGAATTTGACCTTAAAAAATTACCAAATTATAAAACTTTTAAACAACATTATGGTAAATTGATAGATGATTGTTTTAAAAAAACCGATTTGCCATCAATCACATTAATTGAAATTGAGAAGTTTTTAAATGATTCTGCTGGTTGGTATGAATCGTCATTAAATATTGCTAAAAAACTTATTGTTGATATTAAAAGTATAAGTTTAAAGTTTTCAAAGATTCAAGCACCAAAATGGCAAGACTTTATGTATGTTCGTGGAGCTGCAAAAGAAAAAGGACGAAATTCAAATGCTATGGAAAATATAGCCTATTTGTTTGATGTCGCCAACAAAAATGAAGGTAATTATTTTGGTGATATTAACAAATGGAGTCCTGCTGACATTTACTTTGTTTCTAAAAAAGGAACTGAGGTTATTTTGAAAGAAGTTAAATTAGTAGAAGGCAAATTAAATAAATCGTATAATTTCATCAATTTAAACAAAATAACTGGTCAATTGGTTAGTGGCGGTGAATTACTTCCATTATCACTAAAAAAAGCGGAAAATGAAGTTAAAATAGTAAAAGTTAATTTCAAAAGGTCTGATGAAGAAAAATATTTAAGTAACATTGAATATTATGGTGTGAGTGATTGGAGTAAAAAATATACTAGAGCAAAACCCGTAACTAGAGATATTAAAATTTATTTTAGTAAAGATAAAAAAGATAAACTTAAAATACGCCATGATCCATATAGTGGAAATTATGGAGTAAATAAAGCGGTTAAGTGTGAGATTGAGGTTACTGGTGCTGGTGGTCGTGGTGGATCTGTTGTTGGTATTCCATTGATTGCTCAGATTTTATCAGAAGTTGATAAATCTCTTGGTCAAAATCTAAAAACAGCCTTCAATACCGGTATTGTTAAATATACCACAGAGTTAGCAAAAGTTAATAAAACATTTAAAGTTAAATCTGGAATAAAATTAGAAAATCCAGCAAAAGAACTTTATGATGAAGAAAGAGCAACATTGAGTGCTCTGTATGTAGCAAATGCTATTATGCCAGTAATATATAATTGGTTTAAAAAAAATGAAGATAATGAAAAATTAAAACCATTAAATACAAAAGCTGTTCAGAAATTTATTGAATATACTTCAAGTAGGACTATAAAATCAGGCAAATTTGTAATTGCAAAATAAGAGATAAAATGAAATTCACAGAATACTTAACAGAAGGCAAAGAAGGCAAGAATGTTCATCTTGAACACATTGAAGATGAAGTTCTTAATCGTGGTGTAGCCGGCACTCGTGATTCAATTAATTTTCTTCGTTCATTACGAGATATGTTAGCAGGTAATGCTGAATCAAAAGTAAATATCACTACAAAATGGGACGGCGCACCTGCTGTATTTGCTGGTATCAATCCAGAGAATGGTAAATTCTTCGTAGGAACTAAAGGCGTTTTTGCAAAGAATGCTAAATTAAATTATACAGATAAAGATATTAACATAAATCATCCAGCTGAGGGTCTTAATAAGAAACTTAAAGTTGCATTAAGATACTTACCAAAACTAGGTATTAAAGGTGTTTTACAGGGTGACATGATGTTCACTAAAGGTGATTTGAAAAATGAAGTCATTGATGGTACCGATTACATTACATTTCAACCAAATACAATTGTGTATGCTGTTCCTGTTGATTCTAAATTAGCACAGATGATGATGGCTGCACAAATAGGTGTGGTGTTTCATACTTCATATACAGGTAAAAAATTGGAAGATATGAAAGCTTCATTTAATATTGATGTTAATAATCTAACGACAACCAAAGATATTTGGTTCCGTGATGCTTCTTTTGTAGATGCCTCAGGTACAGCTACATTTACAGCACAAGAAACAAAACAAATTACAAATATTTTATCTGATATTGGTAGTTTATTCAGAGGAATTAATCCTGTGGTGTTAAATAGAATAGCAACAACAGAAATCATTAGAACACAAATTAAAACATTTAACAATTCTAAAGTTCGTGCAGGTCAAGTCATTGGTGATACATTTAAACATGTTCGTGAATTAACTCGTTTTATTGAAGATAAGTTAAATAAAGAAATACTTTCTGCTAAATTAGATAAAACTAAAAAGAAAAGAATTGCTGAGAAATCAGAATTGATGAGGTTTTATCGTAATAATGCAACAGAATTAAAAAAGATATTTGATATTCAAAATGGTTTAGTTGAATCTAAATCAATGATTGTTAAAAAGTTACAACAAATTCGTCAGGTCACAGGAACATTTCTAAAAACAGATAAAGGTTTCAAGATTACAAACGCAGAAGGTTTTGTGGCCGTAGATAAACTAAAAGGTAACGCAGTTAAATTAGTTGATAGGCTTGAGTTTAGTCAGGCTAATTTCAATGCTGCGAAATCCTGGGAGAAATAAAATGGCATATGATTTAACCAAAATATTACAAGAGTATGGTGATAACGATTTCGGCTTTACGGCTGTAGATGAAGCGGAATACAATGCAGTTATCGCACAAAAAGACGAAACAGTTGAAGAATATAAATCAAGACTTCAACAAGTAGAAAAGATTGTAATGCCTCTTTTGATTAATTTATTGAAAACAGCTAATCAACCAATTATTAAATGGCCTAATCGTAAACCTATTTTAGAATCACAAATTGAAAAGATAATTAAGCTTACAAGAGATTAAAATGAAATCATTTTACGGTTTTATTACTGAAGAATTCAAAGATGGTGGACTAACCATATTTGATATTGATGACACTTTGTTCAAAACAACAGCTCGTGTCAATGTTAAAAAAGGTAATAAGATTATTAAAAGACTTGCTCCACATTCATACAATACATATGAATTAAAAGATGGCGAAGAATTTGATTTCAAAGAATTTCGTGATGCTGAAAAGTTTTACAATGAATCTAAACCTATTAAAGGTATGATGGCCAAAGCCAAGGCAATTCTAAAAAACTCATTGAAAAGCGAATTAAGTCGTGTTATTATTGTAACAGCACGAGATGACCTTGATGATCGTGAAAAGTTTTTAGATACATTTCGTAAATATGGTTTTGATATTGATCGTGTTCGTGTTGAAAGAGCTGGTAAAATTAAAGATATTCGTGGCACAGCTATTTCAAAGATGGTTATTATTCGAAACTATTTAAATACCAAGCAGTTTTCAAGAGTAAGATTGTTTGATGATTCAATTGAAAATCTAAAAGCATTCTTACATCTACAAAAAGAATTTGAAGATATTAAGTTTGAAGCCTATTTCGTTAAAGAAGATGGCACAATAAGGACAGTTAAATAATGTTAAAACAAGTCAATGGTCGCTGGGCATTAGTGTCAAAAAAGACACAGAGACCTTTAGCTTATTATAAGGGTGAGGGCAAACCATCTGACGAATGGGTTGCTAAACATGAAAGAAGAATTCAATTCTTTAAAAGTGGTATGAATGAAGCTGTGAGTTCTGATATTCTACCTAAATCGGGTGCAGGACAAGAGGGAACAGATACATTATTAAAATCGTATCAAAAAGATACACCCGGCCAATCTAAAATTATAGGATTCAAACAGTACCGCAAGACTAAATAAAATATATTATTGGAGTTATTATGAAAGACATAGTGGTTGGTTGTATTACTGGTTATAATTTTGAGAAAATAAAACCTTGGGTTAATTCATTAGACACCTGTGGTTTTACTGGCACCAAAGCCATGATTTGTTATAATGTTGATTATGAAACGACTGAAGAATTAGTTAAGCGTGGTTACACCATTTTTGCATTTAAGAAAAATGATGAAGCTAAACGATTTGAATATAAAGATAATTTCTCCATCGTTGTTGAACGATTCTACCATCTCTGGTATTTCTTAAAAGGTCTCAAAGGACAATATCGTAACATCATTACAACCGATGTTAAAGATGTGGTCTTTCAAACCAACCCATCTTTATTTTTAGAACGAGTTATCAAAGACGGCAAAAAGATTAATGTTGCCTGCGAATCTATTCATTATAAAGATGAAGATTGGGGTGATAACAACTTATTGAAATCTTTTGGTCCGCTAATACACGAACACAATCGTAACAATCTTATCTACAATGCAGGCACAATCTCTGGTGATTTTGACACTATGATTGACGCCTTTCTAAACATCTATCTATTATGTAACGGTTCAAACCCATTTATTGAAGGTGGTGGTGGGCCAGACCAAGCTGCACTCAATGTTTTATTACAATTAGAACCATATAAATCAATCACTAATTTTGCCATGAGTGAAGATGGTTATGCAGCTCAATTAGGTACCACAGGTCCACAAATACAAAATAAATATGGTGATAAAGTGGTAGAAAAAACACCAATTTTAGTGAATAATATGGTTTGCACTAGCAACGGACAGGTATTCTCCTTGGTTCACCAATATGATAGAGTGCCTGAATGGAAAGAATTGATTGAGAAAAAATATGCGTAACATTATCTTTGTACCTGTAGGCCAAGAACTATCATTCCATGAAGCGTATGATAAGAACAATCATTGGCGTTACACTAAATCTAACAGAGATTATGAAGTTATTGCTTATCAATATAAAGATTTTGATATTGAACCAGACACTTACGATTATTTAATTAAAGATGTTGGTTTCAAATGGGATTTAGTAAAACATTTCCTTGATACTTTTGATTGGCGAGATTATAATTATATTGGTTTTTGGGACGATGATTTGGTTACAGATATTCAAAGTGTCAATCGTGGTTTAGAATTAGCAGAAAAACATGATATGAAACTTTTTCAATTATCAACACTTGCAGGTTCAGCATCTTCTCATGCGGTGCTACATCAAAATAAAGAATGGGTTTATAGTAGAACTAATTTTATTGAAGGCATGGCACCATTCTTTCATACTTCATTGATACCGATTCTATTAGATTTTTGGGAATATCATAAAGTTTATAGTGGTTGGGGATTTGATATGGTGTTTTCATCCATCTGCCGTGAAAAGGCTGGAGTAATACACGAAGTTTCAATGTATCATCCAGATAGACCAAGTAATTATGATAAACACAAAGCCTTCCTTGAAATGGAAGAAATACTCAACAAAGTTTATCCTAAATTTATGCAAGACAAATATGGCACACCTGACAAAAAGGATATTGATTGGTCAGGTGCTCAAAGACACGAAGTTGTATATGAATTCACACTAAAGGGTTAAAAATGGATGTTATTAATGTAAGTAAAATTATCAAACCAAAAAAAGAATATGTGATTGATAATCAAATTAGAGGCCGTAGTTATTCAAGTAATCACGCAAAGTTACTTAAACACATGGATCGCCTGATTGATTTACAACAAGGTAAACGACCTAGACCGGTCATGTTTCATATGTCACCTTGTAATCCATGTAATCTAACGTGTTCATTCTGTTGTTTTGCTAATCGTGCCATGACAGAAATGCTTACGGTTGAACAAATGAAATCAGCCATTAACCAATTTACAGCCCTAGGTGTTACTGGTATGGAATTTACAGGCGGTGGTGAACCGACACTACATCCAAAATTAGATGAAATTATTGAATATGGTTATAACAAAGGCCTAAAAATGGGTATTTGTACCAACGGTTCAAAACTTAAAAAGATTAAAAATTGGCATATGATGTCATGGGTTCGCCTAGGCATGTATTCATGGGACGAAAAGAAACCATACCCATATCATCTTGAAGTGTTTGATGGGTTAGACATTGAAATTTCAGCCGCATATGTTTGGGATGGCGCCACAGACACCTCAACGAACCCAAATATTACGGGTGAATGGACAGATAACCATGCTAAAAAACTTGCAACCAATGAATATAAAGAAGAAAACTTTATGAAGATGTTAGCTTGGGTTGAAGAAAAGAAAATACCAACACGGATTGCTTTTAATGCAATTAAATCCACAGACATTGTTGCAAAAGATATTGAATCAATTAGAGTGTTAATTGGTAAACATGAAGAAAAACATGGTAAATTACAATACGCTTTCTTATCAGATTTTAACTTCAAAGGTACAAGAAGAAACAATCATTGTTATATGCACGGAGTAAAACCTTGCGTGTTCACCGATGGTAATGTTTATGTTTGTCCTTCAGCCGAATTAGCACCAGAAAATAATTATCAAGTCAATGATGAATTTAAGTTATGTGATATTGCTGGTATTACAGACTTTTATAATTCACAAGTTGGTGGGCCTGATGTTTTTAGAAGATATCATGACTGTTCATTCTGTAAATATGCTTATCAGAATGAATTGATTGATGATGTATTAATGCCAACTAAACATAATGAATTTGCATAGGATATAATATGAACTTAAAAAAAGTGTTTGATGAAAAGTATTTTGAAGATGGTGTTCGTAGTCGTGTAAGTGCCTATGAAAATTATCGTTGGATGCCAGAGAGAACCATTCGTGAAGCCTCTTCAATCATTAACAATATACAATTTGATAATGTATTAGATTATGGTTGTGCCAAAGGTTTCATGGTGTATGCGATGAGATTACTTGGTAAAGAAGCTTATGGTGTTGATGTATCAGAATACGCTGTCACACATGGCCATGAAAAAGTAAAACCATACCTTTCAGTCATTGAAACAACTGAAGACATCAAGGGTGGCTGGGATTTAATTATTGCTAAAGATGTTCTTGAGCATATACCTAAAGAACAATTACCTGAAGTGTTGGCTGCATTTAGACGCCGTTGTAAATATCTATTTGTTGGTGTTCCACTTGGTGATGGTAAACGATATAGAATCCGTGAGTATGAAATGGATGTCACTCATGTTGTCCGTGAACCAGAGGAATGGTGGTTAACCACTCTAGTTGAAGCTGGTTTTAAGATTAAATATTTTGACTATCAGTTTGGTCATCTCAAAGAAAACTGGACAACCAGTTACCCACACGGTAACGCATTTATTGTTGCCGAGTAATGGATCATTTCTACAAAAAAATACAAGAAAAAACATTTTTCAATTATCAAAATGTTTATGATTATGTTATTAAACAATTTGATACAGCCAAATTTGTTGAAATAGGTGTTTGGCGTGGTCAGTCTGTTTGTTATGCAGCCGTAGAGATTATCAATAAAGGCAAAAATATTACTATTGATGCCGTTGATACTTGGGAAGGTTCGCCTGAAGAAAATCTACATTTCAAAGACCCATTTGAAGAAGAAGGGTCACTTTATAACATCTTCCTCAAGAACATTGAACCAGTCAAACATATTATCACTCCTGTAAAAATGGATAGCGTCCAGGCCTCTTCCAGATATGAGGATAGGTCATTGGATTTTGTTTTCATAGATGGTTCTCATCTATATGAAGCCGTTCTGGCAGACATTCACGCATGGTTACCCAAAGTTAAGATTGGTGGTTTCCTTGGAGGCCATGATTATGGTAACATGGGTGAACCACTTAATGGTGTGCAAAAAGCCGTTGATGAGATTTTTGGTGACGATAAAAGAACCTATAATCCTGGCTGGGGCAGTTGGTTGCATCATCTAAAAGCATAAATAAACGATAATAATTAACTGCTGTAGAGGCGGAAGAATGAAGTTTATAGACTTTTTAATTAAAGAATCAAAAGATAGACATGCCGTTTTGGCCTTTGGAAGGTTTCAACCACCTACGACTGGTCATGAGGTTCTTGTTAATAAAGTCAAAGAAGTAGCAAAACAACATAACGCTGAACATCACATCGTTTTATCACATTCAAACGATCCTAAATCTAACCCTCTCACAGCAAAACAAAAAGTTAAACACGCTAAACGTTTCTTTCCAAATACAAATATTCGCACTTCTAATAAAGAACATCCTAACTTTTTAACACAAGCTGCAAAACTACACAAGTCTGGTGTAACACATTTACACATGGTTGCTGGTTCAGATCGTATACCAGAGTATAAAAGAGTGTTAAAAAAATATAATGGATCACATGAAAGCGCTTTATTTAATTTTAAAAATATTCAAATTCATTCTGCTGGTGAACGAGATCCAGATGCAGAGGGTACCACAGGCATGTCAGGTTCTAAAATGAGAGTTCATGCAGCTTCTGGTAAATACAGAGAATTCAAAAAAGGTGTGCCTAAGCACATATCAGATGGACACGCAAAAGAATTATACCACGATTTGCGTAAGGGTATGAATATGAAAGAAGATATTAACGAAACATTCAATGAAGTATTAAATGAAGGTGTCCATGACCAAAATATATTCAAGGCTGTGTTCCTTGCTGGTGGTCCAGGTTCAGGTAAAGATTATGTATTAAGTAACACACTTGAGGGCCAAGGCCTAGTAGAGATTAATTCAGATAAAGCTCTTGAATTCTTAATGGATAAAAAAGGCCTTGATAAAACAATGCCTGCTACTGAAAAAGATAAAAGAGATATTGTTAGAACAAAAGCAAAAACAATTACAGAATTAAAACAAAGATTGGCATTATTAGGTCGTAATGGTTTGATTATCAATGGCACAGGTGATGACTATGAAAAGATTTCTCGTATCAAAGAGAAACTAGAAGAATTAGGATATGAATCAGCTATGATTCTCGTCAACACAAATGATGAAATATCCAAACAAAGAAATATTGAAAGAGGTCAACGAGGCGGCCGTGTCGTTCCTGAAAATATTCGTAAAGAAAAGTGGGATAGTGTTCAACGCTCAAGACCAGAATTTGCAAAACTATTTGGTCAGAATTACATAGAGTTTGATAATTCTGAAGATTTACGCCAAGCTTCACCTGAAGTAGTTAAAGCTAAAAAAGAAGAATTACTCCAACTCTATACAAACATACAACAATTTGTAGGTAGACCGCCAGCTACTGAAACATCGCAACAATGGGTGGCTACACAAATGCAAGCTGTTGATACATTACCAATTGCAAAAAATGGTGCTGAAAAAACACCAGATATTGGTTCAAGAGCTGCACAAGAGGCACAAAGACTTGGTCTACAATATTATGGTTTTGGTCGTTACGGACAAAATGGCGAAGTTACATATCGCTCGGTTCATGATACATTAGTAAAAGTTGTAAAACAACCAACAGAGAAACCTATGAAAAAAAATATCAATGAAGAATTTGAAAACTTCTTAAGTGAAGGAAAATATGTTACAGATAAATCTGGAAATAAAAAGGTTTACACGCTTCGTTCACATGCAGCTTCAGAAGCACACAAAAAACAAGGCGTTATATATAAACATAAACAAGGGTATGTGATTAAATTAAAAGAATCTATTGACAAAGGTATTGAACCCGGTCTATCCATGGCGGCTTCAGGTGAAAGTCCAGATAGAGATATGGGTGAAAAAATTAAAAAGAAAACAGGTAAAGCTTCACAAGTAGCAGAAACAATTGGTGATGGTGGTGAAATGGCAACATCAATGTCAGATCAAAAAGAAGGTGAATTAAAAAGAAAAGGTATTTCATTATCATCATTCAAAGCTAAAAGGGCCATAGGATGAAATCGTTCAAAACTTACATTACAGAAAGGTGCTGGGACGGCTATAAAGCTGTAGGTCTCAAGAAAAAAGGAGATAGAATGGTACCTAATTGTGTACCAGTTTCCGAATCTCAAGAGTTAAGTGAAGTGGCTGCATGGCAACGCAAAGAAGGTAAAAATCCTGAAGGCGGTTTGAATCGCAAAGGTATTGAATCATATCGCCGTGAGAATCCAGGTTCAAAACTTTCTATGGCAGTTACAACAAAACCAAGCAAACTAAAACCAGGTTCAAAGGCCGCTAATCGCCGTAAATCATTTTGTGCTCGTATGGGAGGTATGAAGAAAAAATTAACCTCTACAAAAACTGCCAATGATCCAGATAGCCGTATTAATAAAGCGTTAAGAAAATGGAATTGTTAATAAAAATTAAAACTTAGGAGAATCACAATGAACCTCAAAAAAGAATTAAGCGGAGTTGCTGAGGCAGTCATCAAAGTAATGGAAGCTGAATTATCACCAAAACAAAAAGCAATCGCTAAACTTGCTGAACCTAAAGATAAAATTGATGGTAGCGATTTAGCAAAACTTCGTGCAGGTCATAAACCTGTTAAAGAAGATACAGTAGATGAAGGTTACTATAAAAATATTGACACTAATCGCAAAGAAGATGAGCGTTTAGCTGCACAAAAGAAAAAAGAACCACCATTTACACCAGATAAACCTGCTAAAAAGATTGCTACTGCTGGTAAATATGGTTATGGTTATTCAGCGGCTCGTCATTTAGCACGTCAAGGTATGGCAGGTGTGACTAAAGAAGAAACAGAACAAGTTGAAGAAGCGATTACAAAAACAGCTACAGGTTATATTCACCACGCAAGACCGGGTGTATATGGTGGTTCAGAGAAAGAAAAACATGTAATTGATACATTAAGAGGTCCAAAGAAATCAGAATTAAATGCTATTGAAAAGGAAAAGAAAATGAAAAAATCATTTAGCGAAATGTTAGATTTAATTAATTCACAAGGCCTCAAAGCTTTGTCTGAAATGATTAATGAAGAACCTGATAATGAAACTTTCACAAAAGAACTTAAAGACCAAGAAGCAAAAGCTGCAGGTAAAAAGAAACAAGCAGACATAGCAAAAGGCTCAGTTCAAGCAGTTAAAATTGAAGAAGAAGTTGAACAAATTGAAGAACGTTCACTTACAGAACCAGAAATGAAAAAGAAAGAAGAAATTGTTAAATCAATGAAAAAAGGTTTAGCTGGTTTCAAAGCTCGTTACGGTGACCGTGCAAAAGAAGTAATGTATGCAACTGCTACGAAACAAGCTAAAGGTGAATAAATGAAGTCTTTTCTTAACCTACACGAAGATTTAAGAAAATGGTTTAGTAAAACTGATCCTGCTGGTGATTGGAAAAGAATCAACAGTAAAGGCGAGGTTGTAGGTCCGTGTGCAAGAGAACCTGGTGAACCAAAACCTAAGTGTATGTCTAGAGAAAAAAGAGAATCTCTTACTAAAAAAGAAAGAGCAGCTGCTGTTCGAGCTAAAAGAAAACATGATCCAGACCCTGAAAGAAAAGGCAAACCAATCAATGTTTCTAATTTTGGAAAAGGAAAGATAAGCGAAAATATGGAAAACTTAAACGAAAAAAATGTACCAACAAATCCAGAACTTTGGTCTCGTGCTAAATCGTTAGCTCGTTCTAAATTTGATGTATATCCGTCCGCATATGCAAATGGCTGGGCATCAAAATGGTATAAATCAAAAGGTGGTAGTTGGAAAACGGTTTCAGAGGAAATTAAAGATGAATTTGATATTGGTGAATATGACCAAGAAGGCGATATGGCTAAATCAGATTTGCGTTCAATCATAGTTAATGCAAAACGATTACATGATATGATTGAAGATTCTGATAATCTACCTGAATGGTGTCAAAACAAAATTACTTTAGCAGAAGATTACATTTCAACAGTTGCTAATTACTTAACCGCTGAAATGAATGAAGATGTAGAACAAATTGATGAAATCACTCGAAAATTAGCAGGCAATTACTTATCAAAAGTTACACGACAAAATTTACAAAAACATGGTATGCAACCTGATATGTATGGTAAATTAACTAAAAATAGACAACAAGGGGTTACTAACGCATTTAAGAGGTTACAAGTAGATAAAGAGGGTAAACCAGTTTATCATCTTGTAACGAAAGAAGAAACAGTAGAAGAATCCCGTGGCCATAAAGTATTGTCAACATTCTTTAAGAATCGTGAAGTTGCACAAAGAGCATTTACTGGTCAAAATAAACCGGTTGAAAAACCTAAAGAAGAGAAAAAACCAGTCAAAGAATCACGCAAGGCTGAAATTGTAAAAGATATTATGAAAAAGAAAAAGTCTGATAAGTTTGAACCAGAACCAGAGTTAAGTAATACTCAACCCAAATCAGACCGGACTGTATAATTATTTGGTTGTGTTATAAATATATTATCTAATTAAGTAAAAATCTAGGAGATATTAAAATGGCTTTATGGTCAAATACAGATGCAAATACAAGCGTACCAAAGTTTGCACCTTCATTAGTTAATTTAACTAATACACAGAACAACAGCAACTTAATGTATGCAAATACAACAGCTAGCGCTTTCATCGCAGGCGAAACTATCGGTGTTTTTGGTGTTGATGCAACAGAACAAAGCGTTGCAGCTAATCCAAAAGGCGGTCATGCTGGTTGGGTATTATTAAAAACAGGTTCAGGCGGTCGTTCAGGTCGCAAACATGTAGAAACTTTAGTGGCTATGGGTTCTATGACAGGTGACGGCGGCGCTGTTGCTAATGACGATGTAGTTTTCGCAGATAGTTAATTGTGGACTTTACACAGACGATTATAGCTCAAGGGCCTAATGCGCCTATTTCTATCACGGATGAAAAAATCCGTGAGGGTATTAATCGTCAATTAGATAATGAATTGAATGATATGATTCTTTCTCCAGAATCTGGTATTCAGAAAGTCCGTAAAGTGCTATATCGCTATGGTATAAACATTCCAGCACTTTACGGAACTGATCCAGAAGGAGACGAAATCGTTCTTGATTTAGATGAAGAAAATGGTAAATATTATTTGTATTTAATTTATGTTCTCACCGATGATAATCGATATGAATTTTACGCTGAAATTGTAGATGAAGAAAATTTAAATGAAATAGAATCGGATGAGGGGGAAGACGAAGAAGAAGAATAATGGTCTTTAATGACTTAAATAATGACAATGTGACAATGTATGCGATGAAAGCTTATGATAGACCAAATTGTATTATGAGTGAGTTTAAAGATGATATGAAGAGATTCAATTATCTTAAACGTTTATTCAAAAGATACCGTAAATTTGATGAGCTTCGTGAACGATTAGTTTTAAATCATCTAGTTGTTCTTTATAATGTTTTTGGTCCAGAAGCAGCAACTCGCTTGCTATTTTACAAAATGTCAAAAGACGATTATTCATCACTTAAAACATATTTGGTGTTTTTAAGTATGATGCCTGATCGTGTTTTTGGTATTAAAGGTCAAGATATAATTTCTTCAGAAATACAAATAGATTTTAAAATAGTCAAAACATTAAGAGATATTAAATAAAAAATGGCAAACGAATTTAAAAAAGAATGTGGTTTAGGAATGTATTGGTGCAATACTGATAAAAAATGTAAACCAATGCAAGAAAATGCTAGAATACCAAAAAAACCAGGTCAACCAGATAAATCAGATAAACATTCTGATTTATATACCGATGAAGACCCTAAAGGTACAATTCATGGTTTAAAATTTGCTACATCAGAAGACGCAAAAAAAAGTGTGAGTAAAATTAAATCAAGTGGTCGCTCACATGCTCATAAGATACAGGCTGCCATTGCCATGGAACAAAGAGCTCGTGTCATGGGTAAAACAGAAGCCGCTGGTGTATATCGAGAATTTATTAATTCTATGAAAAAGAAAACAAAAGATATGCGTGAAGAATGGTCACAAAAATATAAAAAAAGTATAAATTGTAATAATCCAAAAGGATTTTCACAAAAAGCTCATTGTCAAGGTCGTAAAAAACGAATGAGTGAAGATGCTCCAGCAAATGCCGTTGGAACAGGTTCGATTGCTGGTCTTGGTGTTGGATCACAAGGTGAACCCGGTGTCAATAAGAAAAAAAAATTAGCTTCGTTTATAACGTTTATTCGTAGAAAGAAACCTGAATAATATGTGGTTGTTGTCATTTATACCTGATTCGTGGATTCAGTTAGCTGTTCATGTTATATTTGGACTAGGTGTTGCTGGTCTTGTATTGACATGGTTAATTCAAAACATATTCAATCACTTCACAAGATTGCTTCCATGGATTAAAACAATTCGTTGGATTTCTATTGTATTGTTTGTATGCGGTCTTTATTTTGAAGGTGGTATTGGAGTAGAATCAGAATGGCGTGCTCGTGTAGCACAATTAGAGGCTAAAATTAAAGTAGCTGAACAACAATCAAAGGATGCAAATGATAAACTTAAAAATCAAGTTACTTCAAAAGTTAAAATTATTAAAATCAATTCTGCAATCAATAAAGAATCTATTGCTCAAAATAAAGAAGTAATTGATGCTGAATGTAGTTTGAATGATAAAGCAATTGACATTTATAATAGTGCTGTTAAGAATGGTGCCAAATGAAAAAATTATTATTGATTAGTTTATTACTAACTGGATGTGCAACAAGTGTGCCCGTGAAGATGTCTTTTCCACAAGCACCTGAACCTTTATTAGAATCATCTAAAGAGTTGACACCTTTAGACCCTAGTAAAAATAAATTATCTGATTTATTAGATAACGTAAATACAAACTATACAGAATACCATGAATTACAAGAAAAACATAAGGCTTGGATTGAATGGTATAATACTCAACGAAAAATATTTGAAGGTGTGAAATGAAAAAATTAATACTTATAGCATCCATGTTTTTCTTAACTAGCTGTGCAGCTATTGATGCTTATCGCATGGCTAAATTTGATAACAATGAATATGCTCTTATCAATTCAGTAAGAACACAAGCCAATTTAGGCGCAGCCAAATGTGGTACACCAGAAGTAAAAGATACTGTCAATAAAATTTATTACAAGGCAGTAGAATTAAGAAATTATAGTCAATCAATACCAAAGAATGAAGAAACAATTAAGATGTCTTCAGAGTTGGCAGAAATTGTAAAAGGGTTAAGTGAAAGATATAAAGAAACTGAACCTGTAAGTTTACCATATTGCACAACTAAATTTGGTTTGATAGAAAAGAATGCTGTAACAATCCAAAATGTAGTAGGAGGTAAACCAAGATGAGCGATTTATTAAACGAATTATTAGGTTCAGATAATGCGGCCGTGGCAGATTTTGCCAAAGAGGCCAACGACTTCAAATCTATGTTTGAAGCAAAACAAATTAGTGCTAGTGAATATAAAGAATTACTCCGTGATTTAGAGCATAGTAAGGCTATCGCAGCTGCGGCTGGCGATTTAGAAACGAAAACTAAATTAAATGAACTCATTGAAAATCTAATCAATGTAGTTTCATTAGTTGCTTAAGGAGGAAACATGGCAGAGATAAAACAAGGCGTAAGTGATAACGCTTACCAACATTTAAGAGAAGCAGATACTAATGGTGATGGTTATGTAAGTAGCCAAGAGTTAGCTATGTATTTGGAATTTAAGCGTAAAGAACTTGAAGACCAAGACGCACAACGAGATGCTATGCGTAAGATGACATGGTTTGCTTTGTGGGGTATGTTATTATATCCAGTCACTATTGTTATTGCTTCATGGCTTGATGTTGATGACGCAGCTACTATCATTGGTAATATTGCACCCACATATTTTGTGGCTATCTCCGCTTTAGTTGCAGCTTTCTTTGGTGCTAATGCTTATTCATCAGCAAAAAAGTCTGAAACATCTAATTTTATTCAACCACCAATGCCAATAAAACCAAAACCAGCAGCTAAGGTAGAAGAAGAATATGTTGCCTGATGAGCAAGAAGTTCAAGATTTGAAATTAGGCATCGGTTTGCTCAAAAAAGATGTAGAGCAGACCGATGAACTTTGCCACAAATTATCTGATTCATTGAGTAAGCTTCAAGAAATCAATATCAATCTCATGCAAATGATTACCTTGCATGAGCAGAGGCACGAACAACATGAAAAATCAGAACAAGAATTAAAAGAAGATATTAAAGAACTTCATTCTCGTATTACCACTATCAATCGTGAAATTCATGAGCGCATTGATCAAGTAGAAAAACACATTACTGATAGATTAGATGATATTCGTTCCGATTTAGCAAGGCACAAACAACAAGACAAAAAAACAATTATTACCGAATTAAACGAAGTTGAAAAATGGAAATGGATGCTTCTTGGTGGAGTTTTGGTTGGCGGTTTCATTTTAGGTAAAGTTGATATATCTACCTTACTTCCTTACATAAACTAATTGACATTTTTTGAAAGTTGTGTTATAGTATGATTCTATGTCACTTATTATTGATTCAAAATATCTAAAGTTAATTTCTTACCGTTTAAGAAACTTTAAACAAAAAAAAGATTATCTCTGGAACTTTTCATGCCCATTCTGCGGTGATTCTAAAAAGAAAATCAGCAAAGCTCGTGGTTATGTATTTCAAAAAAACAATAATTTAGTCTTTCGTTGTCACAATTGTGGGCATGGTGCCAACATTAGCAATCTGCTTAATCAAGTTGATCCATCACTTCAAAAAGAATATATCATGGAAAGATATAAATCTGGCGAAATGAAATCATCTAATTATAAAGAACCAAAATTTAACGTACCTGTACCAAGATTTGATAAACTAGAAAAACAAAAAGTATTTGATCATGCTGAATTTTGTGATAAACTTCCACAAGGCCATTTTTGTTTAACATATTTACAAAAAAGAAAAATACCAACTAAACATTATGGTCGTTTATTATTTACATTACACTATAAACAATTCATTGATGCTTTGATTCCAAATAATGAGCATCAACTAATTGATGATGCTCGCTTGGTCATACCATTCTATGATGAATATGATAATTTGATTGCGGTATCGGGTCGTGCATTAGAGAATAGTGATAAAACATTAAGATATATAACATTGAGAACTCATGATTCTGATAAGAAGTTAATTTATGGTATGGATCGTGTGGACTTATCAAAACCTGTGACGATTGTTGAAGGCCCAATTGATAGTTTGTTTTTGAATAATTGTTTAGCTTCTGGTGATGCTAACTTAACAACTGTTGCAAAAAGCATCAATGCACCCAAGAAGATACTCATATTTGATAACGAACCACGAAATAAAGAAATCGTAAAAATGATGCAAGATGCAATCAAATCACAGCATGATGTCGTCATTTGGCCGAAAACTCTTTCTGATAATAAAGATATAAATGAAATAATTTTATCAGGAATTACCTTGGATGAGATAAAAAATATTATAAGTAGAAGCACCTTCTCTGGTTTAGAAGCGCAAACAAACTTTGTATTTTGGAAAAAAATATAGCATACACAATCTGACACACATTTGCGTTTAATATCTCAGTAATTTTTTAATAATTTGGAGTATTTGAATGACTAATATCGTTCACGGTATAAAGATAGACTATTCTCGTGATTCTCTCTTTGATGAACTTGGATTAAAAAGACTTAAAGAATCATATATGCGTGAAGATGAACAGTCACCACAGGAAAGATTTGCATATGTATCAAAAACTTTTGGAAGTAATGAAGAACATTCACAACGGCTTTATGATTACGTTAGTAGGCATTGGCTTTCTTATTCTACTCCTGTCCTTTCTTTCGGTCGTAGCAAACGTGGTCTGCCTATTTCTTGTTTCTTACCTTATCTGGATGATTCGGCAGAAGGTCTCGTTGAAACATTATCAGAAGTAAATTGGTTGTCAATGCTAGGAGGTGGAGTTGGAATTGGTATCGGTATTCGTTCTACTGATGATAAGTCTGTTGGCGTTATGCCTCATCTTCGCACTTATGATGCTTCTTCTTTGGCTTATCGTCAAGGTCGCACTCGTAGGGGTTCTTATGCTGCTTATTTGGATATTTCTCACCCTGATATTATGATGTTTCTTGAAATGAGAAAACCAACGGGTGATCAAAACATGCGTTGCTTAAATCTTCATCATGGTATTAACATTACTGATAACTTCATGCACATTATTGAAAGATGTATGCTTGATCCAAACGCAAATGATGATTGGGAATTAAAAGATCCGCACAATGGCGAAGTTCGTGAAGTAGTATCAGCAAAACATTTATGGCAAGCCATTCTTGAAATGCGTATGCAAACAGGTGAACCCTATATTCACTATGTTGATACAAGTAACAATGCAATGCCACAATGGCAAAAAGATTTAGGCCTCAAGATTCGTCAGAGTAATCTTTGCTCTGAAATTGTTTTACCAACAGATGATGAAAGAACAGCTGTGTGTTGCTTATCATCATTAAACCTAGAATACTATGATAATTGGAAAGAAGATGCACTCTTTTTAAAAGATGTAGCAGAAATGCTTGATAATGTTTTACAACATTTTATTGATAATGCACCAAAACAAATTAAGAGAGCTAAATATTCTGCTATGCGTGAAAGAAGTATTGGTATCGGCGCATTAGGATTTCATGCTTATCTACAAAAGAACAATTTACCATGGGAAAATCCAATGACCGTTGGTCGTAATAAAACTATGTTTAATCATATTAGGAGTAAATTAAATGAAGCAAATAAAGAATTGGGTAGAGAGCGTGGCGAAGCACCTGACGCCAAAGGTACGGGTAACCGTTTTAGCCATCTTATGGCTATTGCTCCTAACGCTTCTAGCAGTATCATTATGGGAAACACCAGTCCAAGTATAGAACCTTATCGTGCTAATGCTTATCGCCAAGATACTTTAAGTGGTGCTTTCTTAAACAAGAATCGTTATTTGGATATAATCATTAAAAAGAAATGTGAAGAAGATACTAAATTAGATTATAATGAAATTTGGTCGAGTATTATTGCGAATGATGGTTCGGTTCAACATTTGGATATTTTAGATGATTGGACTAAAGATGTATTCAAAACATCCATGGAAATAGATCAACGCTGGATTATTCAACATGCAGCTGATCGCCAAGAATATATTGATCAAGCTCAATCACTTAATTTATTCTTTAGACCAGATGTGAATGTGAAATACCTCCATGCAATTCATTTTATGGCATGGAAAACAGGACTTAAAACACTATACTATTGCCGTTCTGAAAAGATTGGTAAAGCTGATAAAGTGGCCAAGAAGATTGAGCGTGAAGCAATTAAAGAGATAGACTTAAAACAATTAGCAACGGAAGAATCCGTTTGCGTAGCTTGCGAAGGATAAAAATGACCAAGAAATACGATTACAAAATTACAGACGAAAGAACCAGTTTCAAACCATTTTTTTATCCTTGGGCCTACGATTCTTGGCTTAAACATGAACAAAGTCACTGGCTTCATACTGAAATTCCTATGGCTGAAGATGTCAAAGATTGGAAGAATAAAATTACACCATCACAAAAACAATTTTTAACACACATCTTTCGTTTTTTTACTCAAGGTGATGTAGATGTAGCTTCAGGATATGTAAAGAATTATCTACCATATTTTTCACAACCAGAAGTTCGTATGATGTTATTAGGTTTTGCAGCTCGTGAAGCACTTCATGTTGCAGCTTATTCTCACCTCATTGAAACATTAGGTTTACCAGATACAACTTATAATCAATTTTTAGATTATCAACAAATGAAGGATAAACACGATTACGTTACGGATATTAGCTCAAAGAATGGTGACCTTGCGTCAACTGCAAAACACATCGCCGTCTTCTCTGCTTTTACGGAGGGCATGCAGCTTTTTAGTTCTTTTATTATGTTGCTTAATTTTCCTCGTCATGGTATGATGAAGGGTATGGGCCAAGTGATTACATGGTCTATTGTGGATGAAACACAACATTGTGAATCTATGATTAAATTATTCAGAACCTATATAGAAGAAAACAAAGAAATCTGGAACGATGAATTAAAGAGCCAAATCTACACCATCGCAGAAAAGATGGTTGAATTGGAAGATAGGTTTGTTGATTTAGCTTTTGAAATGGGTGATATGCCAGACTTAACTGCAGCTGATGTAAAACAATATATTCGTTATATCTGTGATAGGCGCCTTATTTCACTTAGTATGAAAGGCGTATTCAAAGTGAAAAAGAATCCATTACCATGGGTTGAAGAAATGATTAACGCACCGACACACACAAACTTTTTTGAGAATCGTGCTACTGATTATGCCAAAGGTGCTTTATCAGGTAATTGGAGTGATGTTTGGAGCCAAACCTAAAACTATGATATATACTAATTGGTGTATGTCATTTAGCATATCCTGATGTATATAAGCAGACATTCAAATTTTAACCTCTCCTTTGTATAAGTAATTGTAATTGCATAGGTTATGCAAATATTAAGGAGAAATTAAATGTTAAAAAATCTACTATTGGTAACACTATTAAGCACAACAATATCAGTATATGCAGAAAATGATGTTCAACAAAAGAATACGGGTAATCAACAACAACTATCAAAACGACCATATTCAGCTCCAGTAAACAAAGCTGAAGAATACGAAGGCAATACTATTGATGAAGATTCAGTTAAACATGACCGTATTCAAAAAACTTTGAACCTACATATGTTAGGCAAGCGTCCGTGGGTTGATAACAGAACGGATTAAATAATATAATTTAATAAAGGTTATAAATTAATTTGAGGAAAATATTACTATTATTACTATTACCATTAACATCTCTGGCGAATCCTATTGATGATAAATGTCCACAATTTACACCTTATGGTGCACCGGTGTCAAAGGCGGTCAATGTTCAGTATATGTGTAAAAAGAATTATGCTTTACAATACAATTACAATACAAAGACCGCTGTATATGTGCTAGAGCATCTTACTAAAGAATCAATTACAGGCCCAGCAAAACGCAAAGATGACTTTCGTCCTGATCCTGAAGTTCCTGTTCAACATCAAAGTCAACTAGCAGATTATGCTGGTAAACCATATGACCGTGGTCATTTAAGTCCTGGCGCTGACAATACACAAAATGATGAAATCATGTCTGAATCATTCTTTTTAACGAATATGATTCCACAGATACCAAATAATAACCGTGGTATCTGGAAACAATTAGAAATTAAAGTGCGTGAATATGTATTGAAAAATAATGATGTATATATAGCTTCTGGACCAATTTATGAAAAAGGTTATGCGGTCATTGGTAACAATGTTGGTATTCCTACAAAAATATATAAAGTAATTGTTGATGTAAAGAATCAAAAGTCAGCAGCTTACATATTTCCAAATACATCGTTACCTGTTGCAGATTTAGAAAAATATAAATTATCCATAACAGAGGCTGAAAAGATTATTCGTGTCAATTTTAACCCTAAACTTAAAGATTCATTAGAGAGTAAAAACAATTGGTAACATTAGAACAAGGCGCTATTAATAAAATTAAAAGCTTACTCGCCGAGGAAGACAATCAAAACCTTAAATTAAGACTGTTTGTTTCTGGTGGTGGTTGCTCTGGTTTTCAATATGGTTTTACTTTTGATGAATCTCAAGGTGAAGATGATTTTGTAGTAGAAAAAGATGGCGTAACTTTACTTGTAGATGCTATGAGTATGCAATATCTTGATGGTGCTACAATAGATTATAGTAAAACATTAATGGCTGAACAATTTCAAATTAAGAACCCAAATGCCACAAGTAAATGTGGTTGTGGTTCATCATTTTCAGCATAGGATAATTTTATGGCATATTCTGAAAAAGTATTAGATCATTATGAAAATCCAAGAAATGTTGGCTCTTTTCCTAAAGACGAACCAAATGTTGGCACAGGAATGGTTGGTGCACCGGCCTGTGGTGACGTAATGAAATTACAAATCAAAGTAGAAAATGGTGTCATTACAGATGCTAAATTTAAGACCTATGGTTGTGGTTCAGCCATAGCCTCATCAAGTTTAGTGACAGAAATAATCAAAGGTAAAACTCTTCAAGAGGCCTCTACTATCAAAAACTCAGCTATTGCTGAAGAACTCGCACTCCCTCCAGTAAAAATACATTGTTCAGTTCTTGCTGAAGATGCTATCAAAGCTGCAATTAAAAACTACGAACTTAACTGTTCGTGTAAATAATTCAATAAAATAACTTATGGCAAACAAACACCATTCGTGTGAATGTGGGTCTAAATATGTGATACAGTATGACAAAGAGATATGTGAAACAGATCCTCTCTATTGTCCATTCTGTGGTGAATACATGATAGACGAAATTGATAAAATTAAAAAATCATTCAACGAGGAAGATGACGGTTACACAGATTGAAATGGACATATAATCATAAAGAATTTACGGGTGAAGAAATTGGTGAATATTTTGGCATGGTGTATCTTATTACAAATGTCAGAACTGGTCGTAAATATGTAGGTAAGAAGTTTTTTACCAAAGCTGCAAGGCGTCAAGTAAAAGGTAAATCCAAAAAAGTTAGAATTACTTCTGATTGGGAAAAATACTTTGGTTCTAACAAAATTATTCAAGAAGAGGTAAAAACACTTGGAGAAAATGTGTTTAGAAGAGAGATATTACATCTCTGTAAATCACGCTCTGAATGTGCTTATTGGGAGACCTGGGAGATATTTAATCGGGACGCTTTAAGAACTGATGATTACTATAATGATTGGGTTTCATGTCGGATTAGGAAAGCTCATTTATTATCAAACCGGACACCAGCTATGTATAAAACAAAGATGCGCCGGCCAACACATTTTCGCTAAATAAATTCAATTATTGCCCAATATGCAGAAAAATTTAGAGACCGACATTATCAAACATCTTCGTTCATGGCACCCAGTTGTTCATGAATATTGGTGGATTAAATTTTCAAATTACAAAGGAAACATACTTATATTTGTTTGTTCTACACTTACGGGACAAGTAATGACTCGTTACTTCACAAATGAAGATTTAGCTTGCAAATTTGTTAATTGGATATTCAATCAAGACCCAACTCAATTGATAAAATATCATGATTAAACATTTTGAA